ATTTCAAAATGGCTAGAACCACATTCTCAGGCCCAGTCCGTTCGTTAGCAGGTTTCGTACCCGCAGGCGCTGGAGCACAGCAACTTTTCAACGCGGACAATACAACTACAGTACTTCGCTTGTTCCCTACTCCCGCCACTGATGCGGCTGGGAATCCTACAGGCGGTATTTTACCCGGTTATGCTGGAGTTGCTAATGTTTACAACTCCCCCAACGGAGCCGGTGCAGGGCAACTTACCCTACCACCAGTGCTTTCAGTAGCTCAAACCGATTCTACCGACCCTAACCAGCAAAACAATTTGGGCGCTAATATTAGTTTTGTTATGTCTTTCAACTTAGCTAACAACTTAGTTATCAAGCCTGCTGGAGCCGATGTATTTACAGGTTACATTCAGCAGGTAGATGCTAATGGCCTAACTACTACGTTCCTTGCCGATCCGAACGACACAACAATAACTTTTAACGGTGGCACTACAGGTGGTGACATAGACACACACATAAGCTTCACCTGCATTACAGCCGGTTTCTGGTTTGTTAAAGGTGTTTCTTTTGGCGCAGGTGCAGGTGCTGCTGCTACTCCGTTTAGCGCATAACATTAGCTTTTAAGGAGTAACTTATGGCTGATACAGCGGTAACACAGACCATCCAAGATGGTGGTCGCACGGCTATTATAAAGACGACTGTGGTTATTGGGGCGGGAACACCACCCCCTCCTCAAGAAGTTACCTTGGTGGACGTTTCAGCGTTAGCGGTTGATCCCATTACTAAGCGAGCTTGTACAGGAGTTACCCTACAAAAGGTAACTTTTGCCAGTGTAGGCGTTGCTGTAGAGCTACAGTGGAATGCAACTACTAACGTGCTTATCTTTGATTTCCCTAGAAATTGGACCGAGCAGTACGATTTTTCTGACTTCGGTATACCCAATAACGCGGGGACTGGCAAGAACGGCGACATCGTGGCACTTTCACAGGCTAATGCAACTACTCCCATAGCTCCGGGCGATACGTATACGTTCTTACTTACGGTTTCTAAAACCTATGGCTAAGCAGTTAAACAAAAAGGCTATGGCTTGTAATAAGCCGAAACGAACCTCTAGCCACCCTAAGAAGTCTCACGTAGTTAAGGCGTGTGCGGGTGGTAAAGAGAAAATTATTCGTTTTGGGGAGCAAGGCGCATCTACAGCGGGTAAGCCTAAGTCAGGTGAATCCGCTAAGATGAAGGCTAAGCGTAAGTCGTTTAAGTCTAGGCATGGTAAGAACATCGCTAAAGGTAAGATGAGCGCAGCTTACTGGGCTGATAAGGTGAAGTGGTAATGCCCAGTAAAACAAAGAAGCAAGCGCGTTTTATGGCAGCGGTAGCCAACAACCCTGACTTTGCTAAGAAGGCGGGAGTACCGCAAAACGTAGGACAAGATTTTGCTAATGCAGATAAAGGAAAAACTTTTAAGGAGGGCGGAATGCCTAGTTATTTTAAGAGTGCTAAAGGTAAACCCGGTAAGGAAGTAAAGAAGTACAACAAGGGCGGAGTAATGGCCCATGACAAAAAAGAAATACGTAATTTAAACGATGAGTCGTACCGCATCCGTAACAATACGGGTAGCAACGCGGCTTCAGAACGTCGTCGTATAGACGGTGAGCGAGATTACGAAAAACGCCAGATGGGCAGCTACAATAAGGGCGGTAAAGTAAAGCAGGGGTTTAATGCCAGATTAGATGACTCTATGGGCGCTAAAAATGGTAAGAAAACTCAAGGCATGGCTGCGAGACGTAATGAAAGCAAAGGCATGGAAAAAGCTATGGGCAAAGGCGCGTATTCTGGCGCTTCTACCATGATGGCTTCCGGCGGTAAGGTAAAGAAAGGAAGACGGGGTGACGGCCCAATTTTGCAACGTGGGTTTACACGCGGCGGTATGGTTTAAAATATTAATAGATAAGGAGAAATACTATGGAAACTGGACTATGGGGTGTACCCACAGCAGAACAAGCAGCAGCGGCAGCAGCTAAGAAAGCAGAAGCCGCTAAGAAAAAAGCAGCTAAGTAGTGCTGAAGTGCCGAGGAATGGGCAAGATGAAACCCATTACATTTAAGAAGGGCAGCTCTGTAAAAGATGCTTGTTACCGCAAGGTAAAGGCTCAATACAAAGTCTTCCCTTCTGCTTATGCCTCGGGCGCTATAGCTAAGTGCCGAAAGAAGAAAGCCAGTGGCGGTTCGTAAAACTGCCAAGGGCGCTGCACTCAAGCGTTGGTTTAAAGAAGACTGGAAAGATGTCAAAACAGGCAAGGCTTGTGGGCGTACGAAAGGTGACAAGCGAGGAACGCCTTATTGTAGGCCAACAAAGCGAGTTACTAGCAAAACACCTAAAACATCTTCTGAAATGACAGCCACAGAGAAAAAGTCTCGTATAGCGCAAAAGAAGCGCCTAGGGCAACCGGCTGGCAAACCTAAGCGAGTGGCTGCGCTTAAAAGGAAAAAGAAATAATGGCTACTTCAGGCAGTGCAGATTTCAACATGGATTTCACGGAGATTGCCGAGGAATCTTGGGAGCGTGCTGGTCGTGAAATGCGCTCTGGCTATGACCTGCGTACCGCCCGTCGTTCCATGAACTTGCTGACTATAGAGTGGCAAAATCGTGGCATCAACATGTGGACGATTCAAGAGGGGTTTATTAACCTCGTTAAAGGCCAATCGCAGTACCCGCTTCCCGTTGAAACCATAGACCTGTTGGAGCAAGTTATACGCACCAACCAAGGTAATGTTAGTACACAATCGGATTTAACAATCTCGCGTATTAGTATGCCAACTTATGCCAGTATTCCAAATAAGCTAACTGAAGGCCGCCCTATACAAATTAATGTGGAAAGGTTGATTGCTCCAGTTATTAATCTTTGGCCTGTTCCTGACCAAGGTACTGCGGCTGCTCCGTATTATGTACTTAGGTACTGGCGGATGCGCCGTATAGAGAACGCAGGTGCAGGTGTAGAAACTCCAGATATGACCTTTCGGTTCTTACCGTGTTTAGTTGCAGGGTTGGCGTACTATATAGCGTCTAAAGACCCTGATCTTGTGACTAGAATTCCTATGTTGCAGGCTGAGTATGAGCGTCAATTTGAGCTAGCGGCAGGGGAAGACAGAGAGAAAGCGACAATACGTCTTGTACCAAGACTAAGTAATTATTAAGGCGGTCCTATGAGTAATAGGTTCGCCTCAAGTAACAAAGCCATCGCAATGTGTGATGTGTGCGGGTTTGAATACAAGCTAAAGCAGCTTAAGAACAGAGTAGTTAAAGGGATAGAGACCCAGATAAAGGCTTGTCCCGAATGCTGGAATCCAAGCCAACCACAACTTATGTTGGGTACGTTCCCAGTAGATGATCCGCAAGCGATACGAAATCCGCGACCCGATCAGAGCATAGTACCCGCAGGGGACTTTAGCAGCATTAATATACAGTGGGGTTGGAACCCGGTAGGGTTAGATAATCCTTTTGGGCTAACACCAGACGACTTAGTAGCTACAGGCGAAGTAGGCCAAGTTACGGTAACTACAAGCTAGGAGACTGAAATGAAAAACAAAGCCAGATCAAAAGTAAAGACACCTAAGATAATTGAGTTCCCCGCTACACCTACGGTGTACACGGTTGACTTAAATGGGGTTGATGCCCCACCTGCTAATCTAAAGACTAGTGGCATTAAAGTACGTGGCACAGGTGCTGCTACTAAAGGGCTTCTTGCTCGCGGACCAATGGCCTAGAGGGTTAGCTGGTGAACTATACTGAGCTAAAAGCAAACATTCAGGACATCTGCGAACAGACGTTTACAGCAGATCAGCTTGCTATGTTTACCGAACAAGCTGAACAATTTGTATATAACACTGTTCAAATACCTGCTTTGCGCCGTAATCAAACGGGGCTACTTACAGCTAATGATGAGTATTTAGTTTTTCCCTCAGATTTTCTATATCCGTTTTCCTTGGCGGTAGTCGATGCTCTTGGTAACTATAATTACTTGCTAAATAAAGATGTTAACTTTATGCGTGAAGCATACCCTAAACCTGCATCTGTAGGAGCGCCTAAGCATTACGGGTTGTTTGACGACACTGCGTTCATTCTTGGCCCAACTCCAGACGCTGCATACGCGGTTGAATTGCACTATGGGTTTTACCCACAAACTATTGTTACGGCGGGTACGACGTGGTTAGGGGATAACTTTAGTTCTGCGTTGCTTAACGGGGCACTTGTAAATGCCATTCGCTTTATAAAAGGTGAGCAAGATATGGTGGCGTTGTATCAACAGATGTTTGAGCAGTCTATAGTTTTATTAAGGAATCTTGGTGACGGCAAGATGCGAGAAGATATGTACCGCTCCGGGCAATTACGGGTCGAAGTAAGTTAAATATATTGAAAGGGCGTAACGCCTAGAGGAAAGAAAAATGGCTATTTCACAGGCTATGGCAACATCGTTCAAAGTTCAAATCCTTGGTGGGGACTTTGATTTTAGTTCAGGTACTTCGCAGACATTTTACTGTGCTCTGTATACTAACTCT